GGTATACCATGAGTTGGCAAAGGATGAGGCACAGCCTGACTTCAAGAAGCACACCAGAGGTTACTTGCTACATGAGACAGAGCCTATGCCAGCAATGACTGAAGAAGAGGCTATTGAATACCTAATTATGAAAGATTGCCCACAGCATGTGTGGCGCAATTGGGATAACGGCAACAAACCTAAGATGGTTATCTGCCGCAAAGAACAGTTACCAAGCACACGTGAGTGGCGCAATGCTTGGAAGATAACTGAAGAACTCAGCGTCACTGATTTAGCAGCATGAGGAGAAAACAATGGCTGTAACAACATACATCGTAGATAAGGACGGTAATCAGATTGATGCTTCAACTGCAACTGTCCCTGCTGACCGTCACTTCCGTGGTGCATGGTCATTGAATGGCTCAGTCATTACAGAAGACATGACAGCAGCCAAAGCAATCTTCAAGGACAAAATCCGTGAGGTTCGCGCACCACTGCTTGATGCAGAGGATGTAGTATACATGAAAGCACTAGAAGCTGATGACGCAGATGCAAAAGCAGCATCAGTAACTAAGAAAGCTGCCCTGCGTGATGCACCAGCCGCTTCTGCAATCGGTAACGCAGACACAATTGCTAACCTCAAGGCAGCTTGGGATACATCTGTGCTAGGCGACAGCCCTTACGCATAAGGAGATAGACTGTGGCACTGACTAAAATTAGAGATGCTGGATTGCCAGCGGGTAGCGTGTTGCAGGTTGCAGTTGGAACGATATCTTCTTCAGCGACTACAACTTCTTCAAGTCTTGTAGACACAGGTTTGACTGCATCAATCACACCTACGTCCTCATCTAATAAAATTTTGGTTCTTGCAACAATTACAGGCGCAGGAGTGGCGAATGGCAGCGGTGTGCGAATGAAGTTATTTAGAGGTTCGACTGATTTAGGTTTTATCTCAAGCACAGGAACATACAGTGGTAGTGCTAATGCAGTCCATTTAGAACACGGTTGGAGTGTTAGTGTGCTTGACACGCCTTCAACAACATCAAGTACGACTTACAAGGTTCAACACTCTATCGCAACTAATGGTACTGTCTACATTTCAGGCGGTAATTCTATTTCAAGTATTACCCTAATGGAGATTGCTGTATGAACATAGGACAAGCCCTAACATCATTAGGCATCACCGAATGGGTGTTGCGTGGTGAGCCAACTACGGAAGCTGAGTTTAATCAGATGTTCCGCAAAGTAACTGGTGCTGATGCTAATGGTAGTGCTATTGAATCCTCTACACCTAGTGACTTCGGTGTAACTTGGTCACAGGTATCAGCCAAGAAAACAGAACTTATTACTGCAGAGCCTATGCGCTTGCTTCGTGAGGAACGTGACCGATTGATTGCAGCAACAGATTGGTGGGCATCATCAGACCTAACCATGACATCTGCTCAGACAACATACCGTCAAGCATTGCGTGACATAACTAAATCTGCCACATCACTAGACGATGTAACTTGGCCTACGAAACCATAAGGAAGAACGATGCCATACATAGGTAAATCACCATCAGTAGGATTCCGCAATCGCTTTGTATATCAGGCGACAGCAGGACAGACTAGCTTTAGTGGCAGTGACGTAGACAGTAAGGTGTTATCCTATCAGGATAGCCTGTACATGGACGTGTATCAGAATGGTGTCCTACTCAAACCCGGCACAGACTATACAGCTACGACAGGTACAACAATGGTACTGGTCACAGGGGCATCCCTCAATGACGTAGTTGAGATGGTTATCTATGACACATTCTCTGTAGCAAACAGCTACACTAAGGCAGAGGCTGACACACGCTACCCATTCTTAGGCAATGACAGCATCATCCGTACCAATGGGCAGACCATTACTGCTGACATCACAATCAGTGCGACAACTAACGGTGTATCGGCGGGGCCTATTACACAGGACAATGCCACTGTCACTGTTAACGGATATTGGAGTATCGTATGACCAGTCAGTTAAATGTAGACACCATTGTAGATAAGGCTGGCTCTGGCGGTTCTAATGTTAAGATGGCTAATACATCTACCTATGTATCAGATGGTGGCAATGTTACGCAGAATACTGCTCAAAGTTTAGCTAAAGCATATCACGCTAACAATTTTGCAAATGGTGCCATTCTTGATAGCTTTAATATTAGTAGTAAAACGGAACGTGATACTGGTTCCATGTACGGTAACTTTACTAATAATATGAGCAGTGCAAATTTTATAGTAGTCGGGGGTGTTGCCGCAAACGCCCCCGGAAGTATGGCATCTACAGATAGAAATCGTGTTGTTCTTGTTAATAGTGATACTAGTGCTAGATATGCTTGTAACTCAGCATCAACTTCAAATGCTATGAGTAACGTATCATATATATCAGGGGCAGCTTTAGGAGACCTTGCATAATGGCTAGTTTACTTAAAGTAGATGCGCTACAAGGCATCACAGCGGCGGGTGACATTACTGTTACATCTGAGGGCGGGGCAGCAACGCAGTCACTTCAGCAGGGTTTAGTTAAATCTTATATGGCATTAAATGGGCAAGGCACAATTTCTGTCCGTGGAAGTTTTAACGCCACCTCACTGACAGACGCAGGAACTGGTGAATATATTTACTCGTTTGTTAATCATATGCAGAACAATGAGTATGTTCCCAATACTGAACTTCAATGGGATGAAAATGACGATAACAAAGTTGCGTTTTCTTGTGTTCGTAAATCAGGCAGTGCGCTTGATACAGGGCAGACAGCAATAGGAACTGGATATGCTTATACCAGTCTATTTGACCCATTGCGTGTCTTTGGACAAGTAGTAGGAGACCTAGCATAATGGCAAGCGAACTTAGAGTAAACACCCTGAAGGATGCCGCTGGGAACAATAGCGTGGCTATGCAATATGTTGCCAACGGTAGTGCTAAAGTTACTATATTGTTTAATCAAGAAGGAACGCTTGCAAATTTATATTCGTTCGGCGTATCAAGCATTTCCGATGGTGGCACTGGAAAAACAACAGTTTCATTTACAAATTCATTTAATAGCGCAAATTACACACCTACTGGAATGGGTGGAGAAAATGGCAGTTTGGCACAAACTAGGACGCAAAACATTGGCACAATGGCATCCGGCAGTAGTCTAATCTTAGGGCATTTAACAAGTGGACTTGAAGATTTAGAACGTATGGGTGCGACATATTTTGGAGACCTCGCATGAGTAAAGCAGCAGAACTAGCCGCACTGATTGGTTCGCAGACGGCGTTGTCAAACAGAAACCTTGTTATCAACGGTGCTATGCAGGTGGCACAGCGTGGTACGTCAACTTCAAGTGTTACTTCAACAGGCATTCAAACTTGTGACCGTTACACCTTTACTCCAAACAATCTAGGAACTTGGTCAGTTTCGCAATCTTCAACTGCGCCAAGTGGGTTTGCTAATAGCTTAAAGCTAGAAGCAACAACTGCTGACGCTTCGCCAGCCGCTGGTGATTATGCTTTGTTTCTTCAGAAAATTGAGGGGCAAAATTTACAGCAACTTAAAAAGGGTACAGCGAGTGCAGAAAGTGTGACACTTTCTTTCTGGGTGCGTTCAAGCAAAATAGGCACATACATTGTTGAGTTGTTTGACAATGATAACAGTCGTTCAATATCTGCGTCATATACAATAAGTTCGGCTAACACCTTTGAGTATAAAACGCTCACATTTGCTGGCGACACAACTGGCGCACTTAATAATGACAACAATACTTCATTAGAAGTAATTTGGTATTTAGCCGCTGGAAGCACTTATACAAGCGGCACACTGCAAACATCTTGGGGTGCTAGAACTGCCGCCAATCAAGCAGTTGGTCAAGTTAATATGGCAGACACAGCCAACGCCACTTGGTACATCACAGGCGTCCAGTTTGAAGTCGGCGAACAGGCCACACCATTTGAGCATCGGTCATTTGGTGATGAGTTAAACCGTTGCCTTCGCTATTATATCAGCGAAACTTATGCTCCATCAATGCAAGGCTCAATGAATGAAGCAAATAGTCGCGCCGCATTTGCTGTACCCGATATAGGTTACAAAAAAATGAGAGCAGCGCCCACTTTTTCACTAACAAATCTCAGCAATGGCGTTCACAGACCCGCCGTAGCCTTTTATACTATATCAAGCATTACTAGCGCCTCCACAGATTATCTTGATTTAAATATGTCTGGAAGTTTATCTGGCGGTGTACCTTTACAGCTTATGAGTAATAGAGTTATAGCAGATTCGGAGTTGTAAGAATGAATAGCATGACAATCACAAATGCACAGTATTGCAATGACCTTGCTGGCAATCAAGTTAGCATAAGGGCTACCATTGATGGTGTGGTAATGTCCGTTCCCCTTGACCCAGCCAACCGCCACTACGCAGAAATCATGCGTCAGGTAGAAGCTGGCGACTTGACCATTGCGGATGCTGACTAAGATGGACTTAGTACACATCATAGACACCCTAATCGGTATAGTCGTCATGGGTGGTGCTTGGTATCTTAGTGGTATGAGTAAAGAGATGAAGCGCATGGACATACTAATGAATAGAAC